GCTGCAAACCCTACAAGCGAGGCAGTTACCTCCGTACCCTCTGCGAGTTAGCAGTAGAGACGGGTTTCTGGCCTCAGCAAATCCCATTCGATACACAAGAGCTGCACACCATGTTGGATGTGCTGAAGAAGAGAGCAAAGGAGACAAGACGTGGCCGCTGAGTTTGGCATGGAAGTCGTTGGTCTCAAAGAGGCTCTTAAAGAATTGAATGACATCGACAAGAAGCTCCGTAGGCAGGTCACGAAGGACTTTAAAGAGATTGTGCAGCCTGTGATTCAAGAGGCGTATGGCCGTATGCCCGTTGACCCTCCGTTGTCGGGTATGAAGTATTCGTGGAAGGGCAAGTCAGGCAAGGAAATTATGCACTGGCAGTCGATGATGGTTCGCAAAAATCTCAAAGCGTTTACATCAGGCAAGAAGATTCGCGACACCGGGCTTGGGTTCAAACAGAATGTCGGCGTGTTCGGTATTCGTTGGGGTGGCACTCAGGCAACCATTTTTGACATGGCTCGCAAAGGTGATCTAGGTCAGCAGTTGGACCGCCGATTTGGTCAGCCATCTCGAGTGCTTTACCGCGCTTACGAAGTGAAACAAAACGAGGTTGAAGGTCAGTTGAAAGACTTGGTCTCTAGAGTGATGCGTCAAGTTGGACGCGGTGGGAATATTTAAGCCATGTCTGTCGTACTTAACATTTTTAGTGAGTTTGATTCTTCAGGCGTTAAAAAGGCTCAAAAGGAGTTCAGCCAACTTGAGGGTGTAGGCGCAAAGGCTAACTACGCAATCAAAAAGGCTGCTATTCCTGCTACTGCTGCAATGGTTGGTTTAGGCGCTGCTCTATTCGATGCGACTAAGGGTGCTATGGAGGACGCTGCCGCACAAGACCTTCTTGCTAATAACTTGCGCCGTACCACTGGCGCTACTGATGCCCAGATTGCAGCCAATGAGGATTGGATTAGCACTCAGGGTCGCCTGCTTGGTGTCACGGATGACGAGTTACGTCCTGTGTTGGCAAAATTGGCGAAGGCGACTGGCAATGTCACTTCAGCACAGCAATACGCCAATCAGGCCATGGACATCGCCACAGCGACTGGAAAGCCCTTAGCCAGCGTTACAGACGCCATTGCGAAGGCTATGGGTGGCAACCTGACGGCTCTTGCAAAGTTAGCTCCCGAATACCGAACCATGATTAAGGACGGCGCTGACTTCGAGACGGTCATGAGCCTGATTGCTGACACCACTGGCGGCGCTGCAACACAAGCTGCAAACACGGCACAAGGACAGTTCAAGCGTTTAGGCGTGGCATTGGCTGAGACCAAGGAATCCATCGGTGCAGCGTTGCTTCCAGCGGTTGAGGCCGTGTTGCCGTATCTGACAAAGTTTGGTGATTGGGCTGCTAAGCACCCTAACATCCTGCTCGCTGTGGGTGGCGCTATCGCTGTAATTGCTGCTTCAATTATGGCTGTAAACCTTGCTATGGCTCTCAACCCGTTTTCACTGATTGCTATCGGTGTCGTTGCTGTTGGTGCAGCTCTTGTCACGGCCTACAACAAGTTTGAAGGGTTCCGAAACATTGTTGACAACGTCTTCGGCGCTCTGCGGTTTTGGATCAACAACGTCACTATTCCAGCCCTGAACGGGTTGCTGGCTGTGTTTAAGACTGTGTTTAACGGTATGGCGATGCTATGGAACAACTCGATTGGGCGCTTGTCGTTTAAGTTTCCTTCGTTTGTGCCGGGCTTCGGCGGTAAAGGCTTTGATGTTCCGAACATTCCGATGCTCGCTGAGGGTGGCATTGTAAACAAAGCAACGCTGGCTGTGATTGGTGAGGCTGGCCCTGAGGCTGTTGTGCCTTTGTCTCGTGCTGGCGAGTTCGGTATGGGTGGCGGTAACAACGTCACTATCCACGTCAACGGTGGCGACCCTCAACAGGTTGTAAACGCGCTTCGGCGTTACATGCAGCTCAACGGCTCCGTACCTATCAGGGTTAGTAGCTGATGCCGTACACAGCTCCAGCTGTTTCTTATTCAGCGAACCTCTCGGGAACTTATACACAATTGACAGGTGTTCAGTCAATCTCAATTTCGCGCGGAAGGACATACGTTCAAGATCCTTTTCGTGCTTCTAGTTGCGTTGTTGAGTTAATTCCTGCAAATAGTTACGCAACGCCTTTAGCCGTTGGACAATTTATTGATGTAAAAGAAACCAACGATTTTTCGTCCCTAGCATATTTTGTAGGGCAAATAACTGACGTTCAACGTGTTTATGGTATGCCGTTTAACAGCGGAACTGGCGCAGCCCCAGCAGACCGAATCATTATTACTGCCACAGGTGGTACGGGTGTTTTAGGTCAAAATGAATTGACCAACTATTCATGGGTTGAAGCTAAAGCTGAAGGCATAGTTGGCGCTATCACACAAATTTCGGGAGTCAATACACAAAATCTTTTTGGTTCAAATGTTTTAGCATCTGCTCAAACTTTTTCTGGGAGCCCTTTAGACGCTGTAAACACTCTTCTTCGAACTGGCGATCTTATGATGGATGATGCAGACACGAGACGCGGTTCAGCTCCTTCAACACTTAAGTACGCCGTTTATGTTTTTCCAGTAGGTTCGAACGCAAACACAATTACATTTACAGACAGTGGTTCAGGAACAAAATTTCAAGAAATTGAATTCTTATCCTCAAATCAAACAACTTTTAACAAAGTCACTGTTACCGCAGCTGGTTTGACTCCTCAAGTTGCCGCTGTTGGTAACGAGTTTAACAACATGGCTATATCGAGTTTCAATGTAAACACTGCTGAGGCCCTCTCTTTGGCTAACTACTTGTTACAAACAACGTCGGGACAATTGACACCAACTCCTTTTACTATTTCGACTACGACAACAATTGCGCCAGCATGTTTAGTTCCAACATTGTTAGCGTTGTTTCCCGGCCCTAATACTTCCGTAATTGGTTGCCCTATTACGGTGACGTTTAGAGGATCTACTGTCACGGGTGTTGTGCAGGGTGTAAAACTTATTTTTGGTGTTGAACAGGCTTCTGTTCAGTACATGATTTCGCCTTCTCTTGGGCGACCGTTTGTCTTAAACTCGTCTTTGTTTGGCGTGTTGGACACTAATAGATTGGGTTATCCATGACTTTTCCAGTTTTCTCGGCGGGCGAGGTTTTGACCGCTGCGGATATGAACGCTGTCGGCTGGTGGCTTGTCAAAACGCAGACCATCGGCACAGGCGTTACAAGCATTCCGGTGACAAACGCTTTCAGCGCCAATTACGACAATTACCGAATCATTATTGAAAACACCACAACCAACGGTACAGCCTCACACTTAATGGAATTAACTGGGCAAACAACGCTTTATTACAACGCAGGTGAATTCTTTTTATGGGGTACAGGCGGTTCAACATTTTTTAACCCAGTCGCCGCTTCTGCCTGGACATTGTCAGCAAATACTGCAAACGGGTTTTATACACACTCAATTATTGACTTAATTAACCCACAAAAGGCAACTGTCACAAGTGGTTCTGTTGTTTCACAATCGGGCAACGGTGGCTACAACGCTCAGTTGCTTAACTCAAACACAATTTCATCAACAGGCTTTACTATTTCAAAATCTGGTAACACCATGACAGGTGGCACTATTCGCGTTTACGGATACAGGAACTAACCATGACACGACCATTAATCCAAATTGACGAAGACGGCAACAGCCGAGAAATGACCGAAGAAGAACACAACTTCTATTTAGAACTATGGGAAGAAGCGAGAAAACATGCGCCGCCTACTACTGACATTGACACTGGCACTAGCCCTGAGTAGTTGCGCTGACCGCATCCGCGAAAACTGCGAAACAACAAAAGCCAACGGCCCACTAGAAAGACGCTGCCCATGAAACCCGAAAACCGCCTAACCAACGAAGAAATCAAAGCACGACTCATCCTCATCGTAGGCGTAGCACTCTCATTTTCATTTGTCGCTGCAATCGTTTCGCTGATCTACGGCTTGCTGTTCGTCACGCAACCTCTCGAGCAAGCCCCCAACGACGCTGAAGCGTGGGCTGTTCTGTCCCCGATGCTGATGACCCTCGCCGGTGGACTCATCGGTTTACTCGCAGGCAACGGCCTTAAAGACAAGCCAAAAGACCCACCGACCACACCGCCAGTGCCATGAGCCGCAAATACCCGTTCTATCCAGCGTGGGACGGTGGAGCTGCTTCACCCGTCACCAAGAAGTTCTACGACCTCTGTAAACGGCGCTGGGCATTTACCAACCTAGGGATGTATGTCGTACGCCCGATGCGTGGCAGTAAAAACCTAAGTACGCATGCAACTGGATTTAGTGTCGATATGGGTTATCCAGCCACCCGTGCAGGCCGTGCTACCGCCCGTGAAGCATGGGATTGGCTCATCGAACACTCCGAAGAGCTGCGTATTTGCGAAGCACATGATTACTCATTTCTCAACCCTAAGCAGGATCCGAAAGACAAAACCGCTTGGGGACGTGGTTTTCGTTGTTCCCGTGGCGAAGGTGTCAAAGGTGTCAAGGTGTTTACAAAGACCGACAACGCAGGCACACCCGGCGGTGCATGGCTGCATGTCGAAGTGTCCAACGATTGGGAATCCCCCGAGGCTTTTGAGGCTGCATGGCGCGCCCTACCTAAGCCTGTAAAAACTCCCTAGGGGCTTGGTCTCTCCTAGGGGCTAGGAGGGTTGGGTGTGTTGTTTCTCCCCCACTCCAGCCCTCCGCTCTCGTAATGCTTGACTTGTGTTTACACATTGGGCAGAATGTTTACACGGGCGACCAAGCGCCCCCAAACAAAGGAGACATCATGTTCGATGACTTGCCACTCTTCCGCAGTGCAGACCCAATCACCTC